CCCACTGAGATTGTAACATATTGGTTTGCTGACTCATCGGAGTTGTGCCATAAGTCCTAGCAGTTTGTAAATTAGCTAATTGATTAAACAATTGCTGCTGTTGTTGACCTTGTAGATACTGGTTACCAAAGTTAGCAATGTTAGAAGCCATCAATGAAGGACCAACCAACGAGCCTTGTAACTGAGTCTGTGCAGCACCAAGCCCACCCTGTAACAATGATTGACCAACATTAGCCCCAGCAGTAGCAGTTCTACCACCCAACTGAGCACCAATATCAAGCGGTTGTTGTGCAGCCTGTTCAAGCAACTGAGCAATACCAAACTGAGTCTGAAATGGTGCAAGTGCTTGTGTTTGTAATCCATACTGTGTACCAAGTAGACCAGCACCAGTACCAAATAATCCAGCACCAAAACCAGTACGTTGTTGTGCAGCTTGCTCAGCCTGTGCAGCTAATTGTAGGTCTTGTGTTCTACGTGCTGATGCCAATGCAAACAACTCAGGTTGACCCATGTCACCAACGCTTAGTCCAGCCCTACCACGACCAAATACTGAAGCACCTAATCGTTGTTCTTCTCTTTGTCGAATAGGATCAAGCAGTGCCATTTGTTCTTGCATATACTGCTGCCTAGCCTGCTCAGGAGACTGTGCTAAGTATTGCTGACCTAAGCCAAATAAACCTTGAGCAGCGCCTCCTAGTGGTGCAGCAGCTTGACCAGCCTGTTCAGCATAGCCTAATCCTTGTCCGTATAGAGCAGATAGACGATCTTGTAGAGCCTGTATCTCTGGAGATGCTTGATAACCAGCAGAAGACAATCGACCAGCACTATCAAAACCAAACTGAGACTGACCAAACCTAGTAGTCATTCCTACTGGTCTGAATCGTTGCTCCTCAGCGGCTAGACGAGCTGCTTCTAGTTGAGCTTGAGCTGAAGTATTTGCGGCTCTTTCAGCAGACCTACCTGCTAGTGCTCCTCCTAATATACTACCACCTGCTGCAATTATTGCGGGCCAAGCCATATTAGTTCTCCCTTGCTTTTAATACGTTACAATATTGTTCATTTAACATAAACCATTCTCTTTTAGTCATTTTATCTTTAAATAATTCTTGGTAGCCTCTTTCAATATCACAAACTAAAGGTCTTGTTTCATAAATAGAACATAAATTATCTTTAGTTAAATACGGACAACCAATAGCTTTACAACATAAACCACACTGATTACAATTAAATTTTAGATTACTTTCATTTGCAATTGGAATAACTACTGGTAACTTCATGCAGTTTTCATAATAAATGCCAACGCATAATACGGAGGCAGGTTTACGTTAGTGCCTGAGGAGCCAGTTGTGCTATTTGAAACAGAAATACCTGTTGAAGCAGTTCCTGTTCTTGATCCATTAACATAAAATGCATCCTCAGCGCTAGCGGTTTGACTTGTTGCATCAATACCTGCATCCGAACCTATTCTAACAGCGTGTCTGTTACTACCAGCTGTTCCATCAGTAACGTGAAAATGTCCGGCATCAGTAACTGTAGCAGTGTGCGTATGACTTACAACAATAGCGTCTTTAGAACCGCCTGTTTGTGTTAACGAACCAGTTACATTAGTTTTTGCAGCGCCGCCATCGTCTTGATTTGCTCCGATTATAAACCTGTCTCTTAAATCTGGAGTGCCGTTAGAACCATTACACAAAGCCCACCCAGTAGGAATAGCAGCAATAGTACCAGACCACATTATAATACCGCCAATAGGAAAGGCTGCTGCAGCCGCTGCTTTAGCAAAAGCCGTCGTAGCGAGCTGAGTATTATTGACTGATTGACTTGCTGTAGGAGCAGTAGGAGTTCCTAGGAATACAGGAGAAAACAAGTCTGCTTTGGTTTGAACAGCCACAGCAATAGCATCAAACTCTTCATCAATTTCTGTGCCTTTAACAATCTTATCTGGGTCGCCAGTAGTAAGACCGTCTTTAACGCTAAAATCCGTTGCCTTAATATAATTTGACATAGTTAATCCTTAAACAGTTTTACCAATTTTAGAAAATACATCTAATCGCTGAATAGATAACGGATCATTTTCAATTTCTGATTCTAACCCAATCTGTATAACAGTACCAGTGCCGCCAACATTCTTAGTAAACTTAGCAGTTACTACACCAGCACCATATTCTGCTACAGTATATTCATCAATGTTGTACTGCGATACTACTAAAGCTTCTAGTTCTTTTGTCTCTGATCTAAATGCTTCAGAGTAATCAAAACCATATTTAGTTACTACTTCTTGAGCAGACCCACCAATTAAAATCCACGATAACTTCTTTAAAATCTTTTGAGTAGTGGTTTCACCAAGATCAAAGTAAGTAGTAAAATACTCTAAACGATATGAGTTACCGTTATCATTCCAATCCTTGTATTCGCCAATATAACCCTCTTGCCCAATGTATAGCTTTTTAGACTCTGTTACTAAGAATGCCTTAGGATTCATTCTATTCCATGTAGTAACTCTTGCAGAGCCATCTGGCATTGCTACACGCATATCAAAGCAATATACTTCTTTAGTAGTAGGAATAGTTAATAAGTAAAAAGCCTCACGGTCATAATATACTGACTTAATAGCCAGAGGATTAGAGACACCTGAGACTTTATTAATTAACTCATCGCGTATATTCTTAGATAAATCCCTAAACGGCAAAGACTTTTCAATAACTACTCGTGCTAAAGAACGAACACCAGTATCACTTAAAAAGATAATATCTGTACCAGTATTCTGAATAGAATCCCTAGCTACACAACCAATGTTAGGAATAAAATCTACTAACTCTAATTCAGCAATATCAATAGGATTTCTATATATAGCAATGTTATTACGACCAAAGATAATTAAGAAACCATTATGTGCTGCTAATGCTACTATCTCATCACTATTAGGAAACACCTCACCAAGAGACAAGAAACCTGAGTCACCGCCTTGAAAATCTGAACCATCTAGCAACCTACTAAAGTAGACAGTCTGTCTATCGGTGGGCATATTCGACATCCAAATTCTACCATAAGCAGCTAGAACACAATTAGGTCTAAAATCTGTATCTGTATAGCCAATAGGCAAAGTACCTACGTCAGATAGTTTTTGCAATCCATACACTCCACTATCGTGTGCATGAGGATCAGATCCATTAGGTAGCTCATGATACACTAATGGCGAATAACCACCTTGTACAAAATAAGCATGAGGCTTAGCGTCTGAGTTTTCACCGTAAGGAATTGCAGCACCTTGCCAGAAACCATCAGTAATAACGTAAGTTTCATCAGCAGTATTATCAACGTTTCTTACAGTCAACGGGGTTAATGAAGTATCACCTTCCCAGAAAGACCCACCACCATAACTAACTAACTTGTTACCACCGTTTACTACTAACTCAAACATAAACTCAATAGGATCTTCGTCCAAGGTACTATCATAGCTATTAACTGGTTGCCAGCCTTTACGAGAACCAATCCTACCAAACTTATCGATTACACAGTTATTAGCCTTAGACGCAAAACCAGCCTCAAGTTGAACCTGAGAGTCCTGTGAGTTGACGCCCATAAACCCTGGTGCAGCAATGGTAGATGCTACAATCTGTTCAGCCATTTAAACTTGTTCCCAAATAAGGTCTGGGCTATTACGACTAGATTCAATAGCAATGTGGTCTGCGAGGCTCTGAAGATACAACTGATAGGCTTCAGAAGACATTATGCCGCCATCCTCTCCACGCTCTGCTAAAGCCTTTGCATACGCATAAAAGATTACCGGCTCATCAGGAACAATCATTGTGTCTAAGTTCTCTACCAGAGGTGCTCTTGGTAAGTAAATATTAAACTTAATGCTATAAGTCTGATCTGGAATAGGATAAAAATCTACCTTAGTGTCTCCGTTACTATCAACGCCATTAAAGTTGTAATACAGAGGACGACCAGGAGCAGTACTAGACAAAAGCCACTCTTTCATTCCCGCGGTTTCTATGTTGCTTAAAACATAATCATTATTGTCTTCAATAACATTAATAATCTTAAAGCGAGTACCGCTACCAACTAAAGGATAGCTAGTAACATTATTAGTAGTGTTAACAGTAATTACATTGCGTAGTGAGTTCCAGTTATAAGCATCTTCAACTTGACGCTTACCATCATTAACAAACCTAGCAATTAGTTTACTGTAGTTATTTTGATTAACAGTCTGTACTTCATCTTCTCGTAGACGAATTAAGACATCATTTACTACATCAAGAAATATTTTATTTGCCATTTAACAATTCCATTTACGTAGTGCTAGCGCTTTACGAGTTGGTCTACCTTTATCATCCTTCATAGGACCAGGAACACCAGACATTCTACTACAGAATGATTTTCGTCTTGCAGCAGCTTTAGGTGACTTCTGAGCCTGTTTAGCAGATACTGGTGGTTTTAAATTAGCTCCTTCAGTACGCTTAAAATACTCTCTGCCTTTAGCGTTTAAACCGCCTTCCTTATTCTGATATACTTTCTTTACCATCAGATATGCTCATTAAGGTTTACTACTAGACAAGTACCAGCGTTTTCTACACCTTGTTTTGCTAGTGCTTCCATTGCTTTTTTTGCTTCTACTGCACATTCTTCTGCACTGTAATAATTAGTGTTAGATTTCCAGAATACACACTCTTCACCAATACAAAAGAAGATAACAACAAGGAATAGTTTCATTTTAAACCTTTATTTTAGTAACCTCGTTTAGCGCCAATCTTCTTAGGTTTGTTCATCATCTTACTGTTAGTCTTCTTAGCGTACTCTTTAGCTTCTTTCTTGCCCTTAGCAGTGTAAGGAAACTTCTTGTCTTTGACCATTGGCATGTTAGAACTCCTGATATTGAATTGCGATCTTACGATCTAGGTTTAAAGAAATAACAAAAGCAAAGGTAGTTTGATCGTCTTGAGCAGAAACTCTAATCTCGTCACCCTCATCCATTGCTACATACTTACCATCACCGCCCCACTCTAAAGACTCACCGTTACTAAACGACTTCCTAATAATAGCAACTTCTATATCACGAGATTTATCATACCAATAGACTGTAGCAGTCTTGTTATTAGAGCCGGTATTAGAAATAAAAAGAAGTTCCCAATATGCAGTTTGCTTAGTAGGAACTGTAAATATTGTCTCCTTTGCTGGAGTATTTTTGCTTACTGCTGTGCTGATCTTACGAGACATCTTTATCTTTCTTTTTACCGAGCCAGCCTTGTACCGTTTCTGTTTCAATTATGCGTAAAATCGTCCATACAATTGTTAGTAAGGCAGCAATAGACGGAAGAATTTGTGCTAATGTACCAACAACTGTGGCAATACTAATAGCGTCTCCTGTTGCTTTAACGGCTGGGTCTAAGTGGTCAAATTTCATTTATTAACCTCTATTAATCCAACTATCAGCCAAATCTTTAGCTTGCTGTCTAAAGGCTTGATATTTTGCGTATTCTTCAGGTTTATTTTCTTTATTGTTGATTACCGCAATTTCAGAGCCAACATCATAAACTTCACCGATGATTTTCTGAATTAGGCTGGCGCGGCTATCCATAAAATTACAAACCGTTTCATCAGCTTCATAGACAGTTTGTCCATCTTTATCAAATGAAGTTTGATTCCATCGAATACGAAGTTCTTGCCCACTTAAAGCATAAGTTTCAAACGGCTCACTTGCATAAGTTTTCATACTGCGCTCCTTAGTTGTCTTGGAAAAAATGTTCTTAAAGCCATAGTGTGCTTGCGCCACAATCTTTTAGCGTTACAAGGCTTTACCCAGCCTTTATAAGCCATAATACGGCTTAAATTACGGTCATGGTCTGTAATACCTTTGCTTAACTTCTTGCAAGCAACTTTAAATTTTTCAGCTATTGAAGGTCTAAGCCTAATGTTAAAC